CATCCGCAAGGGCAAGAGAGATGTGGCAGTAGCCTCCCGGATTTTTATTCAGATAATCCTGATGATATTCTTCCGCCGAGTCAAAAGCTTCCAAGGGGAGACCGGCTGGAAATCAAAATTAATTCGGGCGGAGGCGATGTACTGGCAGGACAGGAAATTTATACGATGCTTTTTCGGCGCAATGATGTGGATATCGAAGTTGAGTCGCTTGCCGCCAGTGCAGCTTCAGTAATTGCCATGGCCGGGCCAAGTTCCATTTCGCCGGTTGGAATGATTATGATCCACAATGTGTCAACGTTTGGCGCGGGTGGAGATCATAAAGAGTTTGAAAAGATGGCTGATGTACTTCGACAGTACGATGAAGCGCTTGCAGGGGCGTATAGTGCAAAGACCGGTAAGTCCAAAGCAGAAATTTTAGCGCTTATGGATGAAGAGTCGTGGTTGCCGGCAGAGAAAGCTGTGGAGCTGGGACTGATTGATAAGGTTTTAGATCAGCCGGAGATTCCGCTTGTCGCCGGAGTTGGGGCCATCGGGCAGTATGATGACATCCTGAAGCAGGCAGCGGCCATGATGCGCGAAGACGAAGTCAGAGAGCGGGAGAAAAGTGAAATCTTAAAGGATCTCGACCAGTTCGGGAGTAAGTAAGAGAGGAGACTATGTATGACGTTGATGGAGTTGTTGGCAGCAATCAATGCCAAAAAGAAAGATGTACAGAATCTGGTGGATGCAGACAAGCTGGATGAGGCAAAGAGCGCAAAGGAAGAGCTGGTTAAGCTCCAGAACAAGTATGACTTGCTGCAGGATATTATCGCAGGCGAAGAGAGCGGCGCCGGTAACGGTACGACAGGACGCACGCAGGTGAATGTGACCGAGAACGCAGCGATTCATGAGTTCGCCAATGCGGTCCGCTCGAAGTTCCGGAATGCTACGTATTCAGGAAATCAGGAAGGCGGAACGAATGGGGAAGCGGGCGGATATACCGTCCCGAAAGATATTGAGACGAAAATCAACGAGTACAAGGAGACGCGCGATCGCCTGGAAGTGCTGGTTGATGTCGAGCCTGTAAAGGCTCCTACCGGATCCAGAACATATAAGAAGCGCGGACAGCATACCGGATTTGTTACGGTAGCTGAAGCTGGCAAAGTGGAAAAGAAGGCAGGTCCTGCTTTTGCAAGGGTGGAATACGCTGTTGAAAAGAGATCCGGATATCTGCCGGTGACCAATGAGTTGCTGGATGACTCGGATGCAAACATCACAAGAACTATGACTGAATGGCTTGGCGAGGAAGATATCGCAACCAAGAACGGCCTTGTCATTAATGCTGCAAAAACGTTTTCGGAGACCAAGCTTGAAGGACTGAATGGTATTAAGACAGCCGTTAATAAGACGCTTGGCTCCAAGTATGCAGGATCAGTCACAATCCTGACCAACGATGACGGTTTGAATTACCTGGATACATTACAGGACAGCACGGGACGATATATTCTTTCGCCGAGTGCACAGGATCCGATGCAGATGGTAATTGCCGTTGGCGCACGCAGAGTGCCGTTAAAGGTTGTTTCAAATGAAACGCTGGCAACGAATGGCAAAAAGATTCCGTTTTTCATTGGAGATTTCAAGGCGGCAATCAAAATTTTTGAGCGGTCGGGCTTTCAGGTGACTGTCTCGAATGTGGCGACGGTGGGCGATATCAATGCTTTCGAGCAGGATGTGACTTTTTTCAAAGGCTCGGAGAGAAATGACTGCAAGGTGATCGATGACAAAGCAATGGTCAACGGCTATATTGACCCGACGCCGACGCCCGGAGGCTAAGGGTGATTGATTGTGATAAGTGAGGTGCATGCAATGGACAGCGCAGAGATAAAAGCCTATGCGGCAGAAAAGCTTCCGAACATCAAAGAGTATCTTCGCATTGATGGGAATGATGACGATTCACTTCTTGAGCGCTGCACCGGAGCTGCACTTCAATACATCATAGATGCAGTAGGGGAATTTGATACATCATCGTACTCTGCAGAAATACTTCTATGCGCAGTGACACAAAATTTCTACGACAATCGGGAGTTGATGCAGCTAGATCAGCAGCAGCGAAAGAGGATTGAATATACGTTTGGTTCGATTTTACTTCAGCTCAGATTGAGACGTGAACGGCGAGAGGAGATGGGAAATGGCACTGCTTAAGGGCTTAAATCCAGGGCGCCTCTCGCGCCGTGTCACGATTTGCCGGTACTCCGAAGGAAGTAATGAGCTTGGTAGCATGGAAGAGGTTCTTCGTCCGCTCAAAGAGGTGTGGGCTGAAATCAGGCCACTGCGCGGAAACGAGCAACTGGAGTACTACAAAATTACAAACCGCGAAACATATAAAATCACGATTAGATTTACGGACATTACGGAAAAAGATGTGATCGTATTTAAGAGGCGGCAGTTCCGGATAAATTACATGCTGAATCCTTTGGAGGCAAATTATTATCTAGAGCTTTTTGTGACAGAAGACAAGGATCATGAGGTAAGAAGGGAGGCGCAGTGAGCAGAGAAATAGCGTTGGACATTCAAGGCGACGAAGAACTTGCTGCAGAGATGCAGCACCTTATAGATCTGGCGCCTGAAGTGCTCGACAAGGCAATGATGAAGGCAGCAAAAGGTTTTACAGAGGACTGCAATGCATTGATGCCGACAAAATATTCGTTCCGGAAGACATGGGAACGAAAGAAAATAACCGGGGAATTCGGGGTTACATCTGCGATTCAGGTGCGCAACCGTGCACCGCATTGGCATCTGATTGAGAATGGTCACAGGAAATGGCTGTATGGAGTGGATACCGGGGGGTTTGTTCCCGGGAGACACTATGCTGAGCGGACGCGTGAGGTATACCGGGACCGTTATCCGGAAATCATTGGAGCGGCGGTACACGCTGCCATGCAGAAGGCGGGATTATGATTTATTACGCAGATATTCTGCGGAGCATCAATGCACTGTTGGGGGAATTATATCCCGCAATCACCCGATATGGAAATGAGACCGTCGACAAGGCGGTTCCACCGTATTTTTTTACGGAACTGGTTCCACTGAAATCAACCAGGGAAACAAAAAGCTTGTTGCAGCGAAAGTGCAGCATCAAGATAACCTATGTGCAAAGAGTGGTGAATCAGGCCGATAATCTGGAAATACAAGAACAGATTTTTCGAGCGCTTGGAATGCAACAGCGGTTCCTGGATAGAGAGCAGAATTTATATAGGTCTCTTCTGATTCGAGATTTCGGGTTCGCGTATATCGGGGAGCATAACAATATTCTGCAGATGGAGTTTTCCCTTGCCTGGCGAGAGGATATGACAGAAACGGACAGAGAAGAGACTATACGTAAAGTCGAGGCAGTAATTCAGAAGTAGGAGGTTTCGAATGGCAACATTAAAGGCACCGAGTGTGTCGATTCTTTTTGAAGAGCGTGGCCTTACTGCGGTCCAGCGCAGCGAGCGCGGTATCGTAGCGCTACTGCTGAAAGATGCAACGGCCAGAAGTTTTCGCGTGTACACATCAGACGATATCCCGGCTGAGGGGCTCACAGAGGCCAACAAGAAGTTCATTTTGGATGCGTTGAAGGGATATACCGCAGCACCGCGCTATATTGTGGTTTATGTGATGGCGCAGGCCGCCGACATGGGCAAGGCATATACGGATGCGAAAAAGACGCTGGAGACAGAGAGATTTACATACCTGGCCGCTCCGTATGCGAAAACAGATGGTCAGACAACCGGACTGATTACATGGGTTAAGGAGCAGCGTGCGTCCGATCGGCTTATCAAAGCGGTATTGCCGGAAGTAACCGGAGCCGATTCCGAGGGAATTATCAACTGGAGTTCAACCTTGAAGCGTAAGGATGAGACGCTTACGCCGGAGCAGGGAACACCGCGCATTGCCGGTCTGCTGGCAGGCGGGAAAGGGGGTGTGAGGGCAGTGCAGGTTAACGGTTTGCGTTAATGACGCGATCCGATATATCATGTTGTCATGATCCAT